CAAGGCCGTCGAGCGCGGCATCATCACGCGGAACCAGGCGCTCGAGATGATGAATTACGGCAAGTCGCCAGAACCCGGGGCCGAACAGCTAACGGTCTCAGCCGCGGTCGTGCCGCTCGAGGTGGTCACCGGGACGGGGATGGGGGAGGAATAGGGGTGCTTTACGAAGCCGTGGAACAGGCCGTATTCGCCGCGAGGCCGCGCGTCGTCGTCCTCGATGACCGGCTGACTGCACTGGCCGTCCTGCGCCGGTATCTCGACGCGGAGGAGCCGAGCTTCATGCGCCTCGTCCGGGGACTCTGGAGGGCGCAAGCGGCGGCCGTGACGCCGAAGATGGCGGAATGGGCGCTCAGCATCAGGGACCTTCCCGCGGCCCTGGCCGACGAGTGGTTCGCGCTCGCCGTCGAATTCTGGGAGGAGAAATTGGGTCCGGAAGTCGGGAAAGCCGCGCAGGCGGCGGGCGACCGAACGGCGCGGCGGGTTAACGAAACGCGGAAACAGGCGTTCACGTTCGACCCGACGGGGGCCGCGATCGTGCGGTGGATGACGGAGAGCGGGGCGGAGCTGATCAGGGAGCTCTCCGCGACGCAGACCGCCGGCATCAACGCCCTGCTCCATCACCAGGTCTTCATGGGGATCACCAGCCCCGCCCAGGCGGCCCAGATGATCAAGCCGATGGTGGGGCTCCTGCGGCGGGAGGTCTCGGCCGTGGCGCGTTACTGGATGGAGCTCACGGCGCAGGGGATGGCGGTCACTAAGATTGAGACGGCGACCGCCAAGTACGCTGCCTATCTGCACAGGACGCGGGCGGAGCGGATCGCGCGCACCGAGCTCGCGAACGCATACAACCACGGGCAGCTGGAATCGATGCGGCAGGCGCAGGAGGCTGGCTATCTCACTAACGTCGAGAAAACATGGGAGACGGCGGATGACGAGCGCACGTGCGACGAGTGCGACACGCTCGGCGGCGAGACGGTCGGCATGGACGAGAACTTTTCAAACGGCCTGGAGAGCCCGACCGCGCACCCCGGCTGCCGCTGCAGCGTGACCTATCGAGCCGTAAGGAGATGACGATGGAAAACGAGACGAAAACCTTCCGATTCGAGATCAAGGAACTGGACGACACGGGCCGGTTCTCCGGCTACCTCGCGACGTTCGGTAACATCGACGCCGGGGGGGACGTGGTCGAGACGGGCGCCTTCAAGAAGACGCTGAAGGAGAACGACGCCTTCCCGCTGCTGTGGGGCCATTCGGCGAGCGTGCCGGGCCTGGTCGTCGGCACGTTTCACGGCAAGGAGGACAACCACGGTCTCAGGGTGGACGGCGAATTCTTCGACGACGAGGACAGCCAGAAGGCCCGCCGGAAGGCGAAGCGCCTCCTGGAACGGGGAATCAAGATCGGCCTTTCGATGGGCTACAAGACGATCAAGTGGCTCAACGATCTGATGGACGGTCTAAACGTCCGGCGCCTCCAGGAGGTTCGGCTGAACGAGGGCTCGCTGACGCTCTGGCCGATGAACGAGTTGGCGCGGGTGGACGCGGTGAAAGCGTTCGACGACGAGGATGACGACATGGAGTCCAAGCCGTTCCCGAACGAGCATGCCGCGCGCCTCAAGAGCCCCGGCCTGTTCGACGGTGATACGTTCCGCCGGAAAAAGGACGGGACGATCTACGGGAGCATCAAGGTCCCGGCGACGATCGCGGTCATCTGGGGGAAGCTCAAGGAGCACAACAAGCCCGAGGACAACCCGATCCCCCAGACGCTGCGCTTCCCAACGGACGACTGGACGGTCGCCGAAGCCAAGAAATGGTTGAAAGACAACGGAGTCAAATACATCGCCTTTGAGCCGGCCGAGAAGGCCGGCGAGCACTCCGATGCCGAGCCGCCGAAGGCACTCGGCCAGGAGCCGCGGATTTACTCTCCGGTCCTCGAGGGCCTGGAGAGAGAACAAGCCGCCAGGGGGCGCTTGTTCGGTGAGGCGGTGAGGATCCTCGAAAAAACTTAAACGGAGGGAAAGACATGGACGACAAGGAAAAAAAGGAACTGGTCGACGCGGTGAAGTCCGATCTCGTAAAAGAGACCAAGGACGACATCGAGAAGATCAACAAGCTCATCGCCGATGAGCGCAAGCACTACGAGGACACGCTGAAGGGCCGGCTCTCCGAGGCGGACTTCAAGGTCTACCAGGAGAAGAGCGCCGCGGACGAGCTCCTGGTCAAGAAGAAAATCGACGAGCTCGAGATCAAGCTGAAGACCGCGGCCGTCATCGGCGCAGCCGGCGAGACGAAGGAAAAGAGCCCCGAGACAAAGGCGTTCCTGAACTACATCCGCAAGGGCACCGTCGCGCCCGAGGAGCAGAAACTGATGCGGGTCTCGGAGGATGTGACCGGCGGCTACGTCTCGCCGATCGAGTTCCGGGCGCGGCTCATCACGCTGCTGACGGAATTCTCGCCGATCCGGCAGATCGCGTCGGTCGAGACGATCGGCGGGAGCGGGGTCGAGTTCCCGAAGGAGGGCGTGGATTCGGTCACGGCGGCCTGGCCGGACGAGTCGCTCGTCGCGGGCGACTACAAGTTCGCCCTGGAAAAGCTCGAGCCGTTCGAGCTGCGGGCGCTCGTCACCCCGAAGCGGACGCTGCTGGAGGACGCGGCCTTCAACGTCGAGGAGTACATCCAGCGGAAAACGGCCGAAAAGTTCGCCAAGAAGGAGGGCGCGGCATTCGTCTCGGGCAGCGGCGTCTCGAAGCCCGAGGGCCTGCTGACGAACGCGGGCGTCGCGGCCGTGGCCAGCGGGGACGCCAACCTGCTGACCGCCGACGGCATCATCAAGCTCATCTACGGCCTGTCCGACTACTACGCCAAGAGCGCGAAGTTCATCATGAAGCGGTCCACGGTCCTGGCCGTCCGGCTGTTCAAGGAGGCCACCACCAATCGGTACCTCTGGGAGCCGTCCTACCAGGCCGGGCAGCCGTCGACGCTCCTGGGCTATCCGATCATCGAAGCCATCGACATGCCGGCCGTGGCCGCCGGCGCGTGGCCGATCCTCTTCGGCGACTTCAAGGCGGGCTACATGATCGTCGACCGAGCGGACGTGGTCATGCAACGGCTGCTGGAGGTCTATGCCACGCAGGGGCTGGTCGGGTTCCTGTTCTGGAAGCGGGTCGACGCCCAGGTGATGCTGGCCGAGGCGATCCGGAAGCAGGTCGTGTCCGCGTAAGAAGGGACGCGCAAGGAGACAATCGGAAATAAAAAGCGTCCAGGAAAGAAGGGGCGCACAAGGAGACAACATGAGAGACCTTTACAACAGCTACAAAGCCGTGCCGGCCTTCGGGCCGGTGGCGCGGCCCGTCGGGCTCGGGATCGCCGTCGATCTGACCGGGTTCGAGGGCGCCCTGTTCGTGTTCCAGTCCGGAGCGATGGGCGCCGTGGCGGCCACCTACACCTGGAAGCTCCAGGAGTCCAACGTCGTGGGCGGGGCCGGGGCCTACACGGACGTCGCGGCCGAGGACGTGCTCGGCGGGCCGACGGTCGTCTTCGACCAGGCCGTGGGCGCCGACGCCAACGCCACGAAGAAGCTCGGCTACATCGGCAAGCAGCGCTACGTCAAGGCGTTCAGCACGGAGGGAACCGCCGGCACGCCCACCTCGATCGTCGGCGCCTCCGCCGTCCTCGGGCGGCCTCGCCACGCTCCGGTCGCATAACGAGCGAAGGACCGCTGAAGGTTCAGTTCAAAGTTCGGGCGGGGGGCTCCGGCCCCCTGCCCACATTCTCGGGCGAAGAGAGGAGAGCCTAAATGGCGAAAGTTCGAATGTTGACGACAATGGCGGGCAGCCCGGACGGGATCCAGGTCCTCGACTACCAGGCCGGGCAGAAGTACGACCTGCCGGAAAGGCTGGCCGTCATCTTCCTGCGGGAGGGATGGGCGGAGGAGGACAAGGAGCTCGCGCCGCCGGAGACGAAGGACGCTAGGACCCTAAAGGCCGAGGCCAAGGCCGCCGCCCGCCAGAAAAAATAACGAACGAGGAGGTAAGACATGGCCGCTTATAACAAGTTCCAGGACTTCGTCGAGCAGCTGGGCAAGGGCGTCCACCAGCTCCATGCCGCGGGGCACATGCTGATGCTCTACCTGACCAACAACGCGCCCGACGCCAACCTCGACGCCGTGAAGGCGGACCTGGCCGGGATCACGGAGCAGAACGGTTACGCTCCCGCCGACGCCCAGAACGACTATACGGAGGCCGCGGGGACGGGGACGCTCACCTGCGTCGATAAGGTCTGGACGGCTACCGCCGGGGGCTTCGGGCCGTTCCGGTACGTGGTCCTTTACAACGACACGCCGACCAGCCCGGCCGACCCGCTCATCGCCTGGTGGGATTACGGGAGCGCGATCACCGTCAACGTCGGGGAGACCTTCACGGTCGATTTCAACCCGGCCGGCGTCCTGACCATCACGTAAGGAGGGATCATGGAAAAGACATTCGCCCACGGTGTGGTCAACGAGTGTTGTTCCAAGCCCGAGAACCTGGAGCCACAGCCGAGCGCGAAGCCGGAGATGATAATCAAGAAGTGCCGGGTCTGCGGCAGGAACCACTACCGGCTGATGGCGGAGCCGGGGGTGTTCGGACTGGTGATGAAGTAGGAGAACCCATGCTCTTAAACCCCGTCGGCAACAAGTTCCACTGGAAATACACGAACTGGGGATCCCCTGCCGTCGCGCCGGGAACTTCCGTTGTCCCCGGCGCGAGCGATGCCGAGGGTTCTTGGACTCAGGTTGCCACGGCGGCGAATATCGCCCAGGACGTTTATGCCATCACCGTGCAGGTATCAGGGGGCTATACGGCCGCCAACCAGAAAGACCACCTGCTTGATATCGGAGTTGACCCAGCGGGGGGGACGAGCTATGCGGCGATAATCAACAACATCATCTGCGGTCAGTCGGATATCCCCAACCGGGCGCCGAAGAACTTTTTCTTTCCCGTGTTTATCAAAGCGGGTTCGTCCGTGGCGGTTAGGGTTCAGGGCTCGAACGCGACGGCGGGGACCGTTCGTGTGGCGATTATCTTCTACGGCCAGCCCTCGAACCCCGAGGCCGTCCTTGTCGGTCAGTATTCAGAGACGGTCGGCGCGATTACGGGGTCGGCCGGGGTCGCGTTCACGCCGGGCAACGGGGCAGAGGGCGCTTGGGTTTCACTCGGCACGTCGACGCGCCCCTGCTGGTGGTGGCAACTCGGAGTTCAGGTCTCAAACGGGACGATCGTGGCACAGGTTACGCACGTTGACTTGGCCTATGGCGACGGAACGAATATGGTGATGATAATTGAAAACCTGATGGTCGTTTTTAACTCCACCGATGAAGCGCAGGGCCAGCCGAACCATCGAAACGTGATCGAGGGCTTTTGCGAAGTCCCGGCGGGGGCGACACTCTATGTGCGCGGCTGGTGTAGTACGAATCCGGCGAGTGGCTATAACGCAGTGGCCGTGGGGATCGGGGGCTGAGATGGCAACCTACCGAATCAAAGCGGACCCGCGTACGTCGGCGGGCATGGAGCGGTTTCTGGCCCTCCTCCAGCATGTTGAAGCCTTCGGCCTGACGAGTTCGACACTTGCGACCAGGATTACATCGGGCGGACAAATCGACCTGACCACCATAGGCGACCTGCCGGATACGCAACTGGCCCATCTTGGCGTGGAGAAAGTCTAATGGCAATCACTTACACAAATGACAGTGCATCAATCAGCACAACCGAATATAGTTTGCCCGGCGATGGGGCGGGTCCCACGGCGCAGACGACCGATGGTGTCTTTCAGTTTTGGATTGACTTCGCCAATATGGTGGCGGGCGACCAGTACCGCGTCCGGCTCTACGAGAAATATGACTCCGGCGGAACACAACGGCTCGTCGAAGAGTGGATTCTGACCGGGGCGCAAAGCAAGCCCCTGATGGTCATTCCGAGTATGGTTCTCGGCGAGGGTTGGGATGTCACGGTGACGAAACTCGCCGGGACCGATCGCACGATTTACTGGAGCATTAGGAAAATAGCATGAGTTGGGTTTGGCAGGGCGTCAACGCGGAAGCGGCACAGATACAGGCCACGGGAGGCGGAGCCTATAACATCGTCGCCGACCCCGGCTCGTATGTTCTCTCGGGCCAGACGGCGGACACGCTCGCCGGTCGCAAGGTCGCGGCGGATGCCGGGGCCTACGCGCTTACGGGACAAGCGGCGGATGCTCTTTTCGGCAGGAAGATTCAGGCCGAAGCCGCCGGATACGTTCTGAGCGGCGCGGCGGCGGAACTTCTCCGGGCCGCCAGGATCGGGGCCGACGGCGGGACCTACATTCTCTCCGGTCTCTCTGCCGACCTGCTCTTCGATAGGCTGATTTCGCTCGAAGCAGGAAACTATGTCCTGACGGGCCAGGATGTCACGCTCGTCTACGTCCCCGGAGGCGGGGCCTATATCATCACGGCCGATGGCGGTACGTATGCGGTCACGGGACAGGACGCGGGCGCCTTGCTCGGCAGATTGATCTCCGCCGACATGGGAAGTCATGTCATCATCGGGCAGGCGGCGGGGTTATTGCGCGACGGGCGACTCGCCGCCGAGGCGGGGAGCCTGGTCTTAATCGGCGCGGATTCGGGTCTGGTTTACTCGGGGGTCATTCCCCCGGTCGTCATCGGTCGAAGACAGGCCGCCCGGGGCGTGCCGAGGCAGGCCCCGCAGGGCATAGCAAAACGGGCCGCCGAAGCGGCGAGGAGGACAAACTGAGATGGCCGTCATAACGCTCGAAGAGGCCAAGGCCTACCTGCGCGTGGACAGCGAGGACGAGAACGCGCTCATCTCCGCGATGATCGACACGGCTGAGAAGCACGTCGAGCTGGCCACGGGCCGCGTCCTGCTTACCCAGACGTTCGAGCTCGTCTACGACAAGGTCTCGGGCTCAATCGAGATCCCGAAATCGCCCCTCCAGGAGGTGACGAAGATCGAGGTCGTTTCCGAGGCCGGGGTGAAAACGGAAGTGGACAAGTCGATTTACGACGTCGACACATCGGGAATCCTTGGCCGGGTGCAGCTCAAGGCCGGTTGCGTCTGGCCTAGCCATCGCGGGTTCGCCTCGTTCATCGTCACGGTCAAAGCCGGATACGGCGAGGCGGCGGCTGTCCCCCCGGCGCTCAAACAGGCGGCCCTGGCGGCGCTTGCGGTCATCTTCGCGAGCCGCGGCGAGATGGACCGGGAGAAAATCAACTCCGCCGTGGCGGCCCTGTGCTGGCCCTACAAGGTTTGGAGGCTCTGATGGGCCGCGGCCTCGGCACCTCGGTTGGCGAGATGAATCGCAGGGTCATGCTGCAGTACCGGACGGAGGTCGACGACGGCTACGGGGGCAGGACGTTCGAATGGTTCGACCATGCCGCCGTTTGGGCGAAGGTCGAGCCGCTTTCGGGCAGCGAGTATTTCAAGGCGCACCAGACGCAGGCGGAAGTCACGCACCGGGTGACGATGCGATACCGAGCGGACATCGACGAGAAGATGCGGATCGTCTACGGCGAAAAAATCCTGGAGATCGAGTCGATCCTGGACGTCGACTCCGCGCATCAACGGATGGAGATCATGGCGCACGAGGCGAAATAGCGATGGAGATCAAGGTCGAGGTCAAGGGGCTGGAAGAGCTGAGGAAGGCGCTCAAGGACCTGAAAAACCTCCCTCGGGTCAAGGCGGAGGTGGGCGCCTCGGCCCTGGACATCCAGCGTGCGGCGAAGCGTAATCTCAAGGCCGCCGGTTCAATCGACACCGGTAACGCCCAGAACACCACGATCGTCGAATTCGTTCCCGGCGGATGCGGTGCGGAGATCGGGACGGTTGCGCCCTACGGACCCTACATCGAGTTCGGGACGCGACCGCATTTCCCGCCGCCCGATGCGCTGGAGGCCTGGGCCCGGCATCATGGGTTTGATTCTGCCTGGCCGATCTGC